CAAGAAAATGAGGTCAGTCGGATGAAATTACTAGACAAAATCACAAAATGGTTTTTCAACACAACAAAAATCGAAGTCAATACCGACTGGCGATTGGTTGCGTTGGACTTAAACCAAGAATTGATCGCAGCACAGGAAGAAAATCAAATATTGTATCAGCGAATTGCAGACCTGGAAAAACTTTTAGAGATGTAACATGAAATATTTTATACCAAAAATCGAAATCGAATGCGAAAGTTTTACAGAAACTAAACATTGGGATAAATATCTAAGACATGAATACCTTTTTAAAAACGGATATGGCGCAAGTGTCATCAACAATGTTTATTCTTATGGGTTAGAGTTAGCCGTATTAAAATATGACAACGAAACTGAAGAATGGAATCTTGCCTACGATACAGAAATTACAGATGATGTCGTCGGTTATATCAGCGGGGCAGAAGAACTAGAAATACTATTGAAAAAGATTTCAGAATTAAAGAAAGAGGTATAGAGAATGACAGAACCAACCTTAGCAAGTCAATTCTTAGGAATTGCAACAACTATGATTTCTTTGTTCATTGTATTGTCACTGATCGCATACGGTGAACAAAAAGCAAAAGACAAGATGCGTAAGCAACAAGAACATGACAAGATGATTATTGAAGTCTACCAGCAAGGTAGAAATCAATTCAATAACATTGCACGCATGAACATTCACAACTGCGACAGAAAATTCACGTTCGACGAACAACCACCTGTCGGCCTATCAAAGAAGCAAAAACAAGGAGCGTAAAATGGTAACAATCAACAAATTGGAAATTGAAAACGTCAAGCGCGTTAAAGCGGTTAAATTAGAACCGTCAGCGACTGGTTTGACAATTGTCGGTGGAAATAACAACCAAGGAAAAACAAGCGTACTAGACGCGATAGCGTGGGCGTTAGGCGGTAACAAGTACAAGCCGTCACAAGCACAGCGCGAAGGAAGTACAATCCCACCTAGCTTAAAAATCACGCTATCAAATGGCTTGATTGTGGAGCGTAGTGGTAAGAATAGCACTCTCAAGGTCATTGACCCGAGTGGTAACAAAGCAGGTCAGAACTTGCTGGATAGCTTCGTAGAAGAGCTAGCCATCAACTTACCAAAATTCATGGAGCAGACTAGCAAAGAAAAAGCAAAAACTTTACTACAAATCATCGGAGTTGGTCCACAGTTGGCTGAACTTGAAATGCAGGAAAAAGCCAAGTATGACGAGCGCCATGCAATTGGTGTGATTGCTGACCAAAAGGAGAAGTTTGCCAAAGAGCAACCATACTACCCCGACGCTCCGAAAGAGTTAGTTTCTATTGCTGAGCTCATTCAGCAGCAACAAGCTATCCTTGCAAAAAATGGGGAGAATGCTCGTAAGCGCCAGAACTTGGTATCTATCCAAAACCAACATAACTCAGCAGCTGCAGAAGTAGAAAGACTAGAACAACTGCTGGCCGATGCCAAAGAAAAAGAAAGTCAGTTAGCTCAAGACTTGGCTATCGCGAATACAGATGCCATGGACCTTATCGATGAATCTACTGAAGAAATCGAAAACAACATCGCAGAGATTGACGAAATCAATCGTAAAGTTCGTGCTAATCTTGACAAAGATAAAGCCGAAGAAGATGCCAAAGGCTATCGCGAGCAATACAAGGAACTTGATAACGTGATTGCAGACATCCGCAAGCAAAAGACAGACTTACTCACGAACGCAGACTTACCATTGCCGGGCTTATCGGTGGACGACGGGGAACTCTTATACCTCGGTCAACGCTGGGACAATATGAGCGGTTCGCAACAATTACAAGTCGCAACGGCTATCGTTCGTAAGCTCAAGCCTGATTGTGGGTTCGTTCTCATTGACAAGCTCGAGCAGATGGACCAGATTACCCTCGCAGAATTCGGAGCATGGCTTGAAAAAGAAGGATTGCAAGCTATTGCGACAAGAGTTTCAACGGGCGGAGAGTGCTCAGTCATTATCGAAGACGGGTACAGTATAAAACCCGAAAGTTTTGAAAATGGGCTTTTAAACGGGGCAACAAATGGCGCACAAGAAACAGTCGCGCCAACTTGGCAAAACGGATTTTAATTAAAGAAAGAAGGAAATATCATGAAAAAAACAGAAAAATATATCGTTATTCGTAGCACAAAAACAGGTCAATATTTAATGAAGTACAAAAGCAATGAAGGAACTTTTGCATATAGCGCAACTTGGTCGAAAGAGTTGCAAGACGCTGCAACCAATACCCTAGAATCAGTACAAGATCAAGCGAATAAATTGCAAAAAGTCGCCGAAGCATTCGGGGGTGAATTGCTAGAAGTTACCGCAACGTACGAACTAAAAACACTTGATGGCAAAGAGCCGGAAGACTTAACCGAAAATATAGAAGAAGCAAAACGCAAACATCTAGTGAATCTTCTTCATGGACTCTTTTCGGACGACGACGCGGAGGACTAAAAAATGCAAATTACAAGAGGAAGGAAGGCGCGGGCTCAAAAAGTCGTTATCTATGGCCCTGAAGGGATCGGAAAGTCAACTTTTGCAGCGCAATTTCCGGAGCCGGTATTCATTGACACGGAAGGCTCGACTGATAATATGGACGTGGCTCGGATGGATAAACCGACAAGCTGGGCCATGCTAAAGAATGAGATCGCGTTTATTAAGGCGAATTCGGACGCTTGCAAAACGCTAGTCATTGACACGATTGACTGGGCGGAGCAGCTAGCTGTATCTTATGTATGCTCACAGCACCAGAAAAACGGAATCGAAGATTTTGGATGGGGCAAGGGTTATACATACGTCCAAGAAGAAATCGGGCGCTTGTTGAATAGCTTATCAGAGCTTGTCGATATTGGAATCAACGTTGTCTTAACTGCTCACGCTCAAATTAAGAAGTTCGAGCAACCGGACGAAATGGGAGCGTATGACCGATACGAATTAAAACTCGGACAAAAGACAAGCTCGAAAACAGCCCCGCTTGTCAAAGAGTGGGCGGATATGGTCCTATTCGCAAATTATAAGACACTCGTTATGACGACGGACGACGGCAAGAAAAAGGCGCAAGGCGGAGAGCGTGTTATTTATACCAACCATCGCCCCGCATGGGATGCAAAGAACCGTCACAGCTTACCGGATCAATTACCGTTTGATTTTGGAAGTATCGCGCATATCTTCACAACTCAACAAGTGACACCACAAACGCAAATTGAACCGGTACAAGCGGAAGTGCAACAACCCGAAATTGCGGAAACACTAAACACAATCGCGGACGACATTAAACAAGAGCGCGAACTTGCTAAACAAGCACAAGTGCAACCGCAAACAACCGGATTATTACCACAAGCACTTATCGACTTAATGACACCGCATAACGTGACAGAAAGCGAATTGCAAGACGTTGCTTATATCCGCGGACATTTTCCGATGGGAACGCCAATCGAGAACTTCCCGAGCAATTATTGGGATATGATTGTTGCGAATTGGGACGCTACACTTGAAGTTATTCAAAACCAAGTTCGCGCAACCCCTGAAATGCCATTTAACACTAACAACTTATAATTTTTTTGAAACAAAAGGAGAAAAACAAAATGACACAACAACAATTTAACAATACTAACAACTTTGACCGTGAATACGACTGGAACGACACTATCCAAAAGGATTCTGAATTCGTCCTATTACCTGAAGGATTGTACTATTTCACAGTCAAGAGTTATGACCGTGGACGTCACACACCGAACCCGCAAAACCCGGGCAAGTTACCAGCTTGCAACAAGGCAACGATTCACGTTTTAATTGAAGCAAACGAGGGCGAAACAGAATTACGTCACAACTTATTCTTGCATAGCTCAACAGAAGGTATGTTGTCAGCGTTCTTTGGTGCTATTGGCCAAAAACGTAAAGGTGAACCATTGCGTATGGATTGGAATGCAATTGTAGGAAGAACCGGCGTATGTAAAGTAGGAGTTCGTGAGTACAACGGCAACAAGTACAACGAAGTCAAGGGTATGATCTATGCTGAAGATGTGGACTATACAAAAGTGCTGAATCAACAATCAGGACAAACTACACAAGCAAGCTACCAACAACCGCAGCAGAATTTTGGACAACCACAAGGTCAAGCTGGATACCAAGCTGGACAATTTTAGGAGGTAAGGGATGCAATTAAGACCTTATCAACAGGAAGCACGGGAAGCTGTTCAAGCTGAATGGGCTAAAGGTCGCAAGCGCACGCTCTTAGTATTACCAACAGGATGTGGAAAGACAATCGTTTTTTCCAAAATCATTGAAGACCAAGTGAAAGAGGGCAAGCGTGTGCTTGTCCTTGCTCATAGGTCAGAACTTTTGGAACAAGCTAGCGATAAGCTCAAGACTGCGACAGGATTAGGAACAGCTTTAGAGAAAGCCGAAAACACTTCTATCGGTTCCTGGTATCGAGTAGTTGTCGGCTCTGTTCAGACTATGCAGAGAGAGAAACGACTTAGTCAATTCTCTCCTGATTGGTTCGATACGATTGTAGTTGATGAAGCCCATCACGCTATTTCAGATGGTTATCAACGTGTGCTTGGTTATTTTGAACAGTCGAATGTATTAGGAGTAACTGCCACGCCAGACCGCGGAGACATGAAGAATCTAGGTTCTTACTTCGATAGCTTAGCTTATGAGTACTCGCTAGTCCAAGCTATTCAAGAAGGATATCTATCTAAAATCAAAGCTCTAACAATTCCGCTTAGCTTGGATTTGACAAATGTCAGCATGTCAGCGGGCGATTTCAAGGCGAGCGATGTCGGGACGGCATTAGACCCCTACCTGGAACAGATAGCGGACGAAATGGCCAAGCAATGCGCAGACCGTAAAACAGTTGTATTCTTACCATTGGTCAAGACATCGCAAAAGTTCCGCGACATCTTAAACGCAAAAGGTTTTCGTGCTGCTGAAGTCAATGGAGAGTCTAAGGATCGCGCAGAGATTCTGGAAGACTTTGAGAAGGACCGCTACAACGTTCTTTGCAACTCTATGTTGCTAACAGAAGGTTGGGACTGTCCGTCAGTAGACTGTGTGGTAGTATTACGACCTACTAAAGTGCGTGCTTTGTATAGTCAGATGGTAGGGCGTGGGACTCGTTTGCATCCAGGGAAAGAAGAACTGCTTTTGCTAGACTTCCTCTGGCACACGGAACGCCACGAACTATGCCGGCCAGCTCACTTAATCTGTGAGACTCCAGAAGTCGCTCAGAAAATGGTTGAGAATATGGAAGAGCAAACCGGAGTCATGCTTGACCTTGAAGATATGGAAGTGAAGGCAGCAGAAGACGTAGTCGCTCAACGTGAGGAAGCCTTAGCTAAACAATTAGAAGAAATGCGTAAGCGTAAGCGCAAGCTAGTAGATCCATTACAATTCGAAATGTCTATCCATGCTGAAGACTTGTCGAACTACGTGCCAAACTTCGGATGGGAGATGTCACCTCCTAGCGATAAACAAATCAAAGCGCTTGAAAAATACGGCATCTTTACTGACGAAGTAGGAAATGCAGGAAAAGCCAATCTTTTGTTGGATAGATTGCGCAAGCGACAATCAGAAGGCTTGACCACACCAAAACAGATTCGATTTTTGGAAGGTCGTGGCTTCAAAGATGTGGGCATGTGGCAATTTGACCACGCTAGAAACATGATTGATCGTATCGCTGCAAACGGTTGGAGATTGCCTACAGGCGTGCGACCGTCTGAATATGTGCCAAATTAAAGAAGGAGAAAACAGTGGCAGAGAATGATTTTAACTTATTGCCGTTGCTGGATTACATCAATCCTGCCACGGTAGACTACCAGACATGGGTAAATGTGGGCATGGCTCTTAAACACGAAGGATACACGGCATCTGATTGGGACACCTGGTCGCAAAATGATAGCCGGTATAAGAAATTTGAATGCTTCAAGAAATGGGACACATTCAACGAGGAGGCAGGAACTATCGTGACCGGCGCGACTATTACCCAACTGGCAAAAGAAAATG